GTGTTTCTTCCTCAATAGCTTCTTCGACTTCTGTTTCAACATCAATAGTATCAGTTGAAGCCTCAGCTACCTCTTCAGATTCGGCTGGCTCATCTTCCACAAGTTCTTCATCTACTTCTAACTCCAAAGCACCCTCGGTTCCGACATGTCCGATGAACTCATCAATCTCGGTCCAAGCATCGTTTAAGTCGTCTGCGACTGCACGAAGTGCTTCGGTGGCTTTAACGCCTAATTTTCTCCCATCTTCGCCTCTGAGCATAGAAATAGCTTTTGCTCGGGCTACTAAGTCATCCAATGCAGCAAGCACATCTTTGACTTCTTCAGAGAAAGACTTGCTGTCTTCCTGTGAAACTTCTAAATCTTCGTCTGACTTTTTCTCGTCATCATATTCTTTCATACAGTTACCTCCATTACCATATTTACACTCGCCTTTACCTTTAGCCTCAGATTTTTTACCATCTTTAGCACAAGGACCACCTTCATGATATTTGCAAGATTTCATTTCATCTTCGTCATCTCCATAACTTTTAGAACCACAGTTGCAATTACAAGATGAAGATTCAGTTACTTCTTCTTGCTCACCTTTTACTTCTGTAATTTCTTTAAGGAGTTCTGTGTTAGATTTAATAGCAAGAGTATATGTATCTTGATTAGCACCAACAAGAACAGGAGAAACTTCATAAACAGTAAGGTCTTTTAAATACCTAGCGTTTGTGTCATCACCATCTTTATCTTTAGTTTTTGAAAATTCTGAGTCGTTAACTTTATAGCCGAATGACCATTGTTGCATATCGCCCATATTCTTAACTAGATTGTAAGCTTCTTTTCCAGACTCTGTGTCCATAAAAAACTCACCTTTAAAAACAGCTTTATCATCATCTTGTGTAATTGTACCTTTTCCTATAGGCATATCCCATTTGTGTGACCATACCATTGGTACTTGATTGTTTTTAAAACCAGACTTGACAGCTCCTGGTACTACAACATCTCCATCACTATCAAGAGAGTTAAATAGACTGAATACTGCTTCTACTTGACCAGAGTCATCTTTTAACTCTATGTCTATATTTTTAGATTCGTTGTTCATCATACCTCAATATTCTACAATATAAATTTGTAGAAGCGCGTTTTAATTATTGTATAATATGATTTCTACTTTTAGTGTTTTATTATCTAAAGTCAGATATTATTCTAAGCTTTGAGATAAGCACTTTAACACTTCTATCTGTCTTCTGATGTTGACCATTTTCTAAACGAGCCCATACCGTAACAGTTGCTTCGTCATCACTTACTGATGTAACAATACCGTGAACAATTGAAGGTGGGTCTGGGTCTTTATTTATTGACCAACTAACTGCTTGTCCTGCTCTAACTGACTCTGCTTTAGTTTCAGATTTTTTAGATGACAACGGATGTGAGCTTGGTAGTAAATCTTGGTCATAAGGTTTTCTTCTAAACTTACCACTTCTCAATGCTCTCAAAAACCCGTTAACCCTGGCCATCGCCCACTGGTCAGCAGATGTAACATTACCTCTTACTGAACCTGGGTTAGTTCTATATGCTCCAACACCTCTGTTAAATACTGCAATAAGCATTCTTAGTGTTGCTCTATGTTTTGGATTTTTAGAGTTATGTTCTTCTACTTTTTTCTGTAAAGATTTTCTTACTCTATCAGACACAGCTTTTATTAAATAATCTTCTGCTATATCAAGAGATTTTTTTCTTCTTTCTCTAATAACTTTTTTGTAATCGTTAACAACTGACTTCATTTGTGAAACACCACCGGCTGTAACACCGCCCCATTTCATTACGGCAATAATGCCGTTAAGTCTATTGTTTTTCTTATGACGATTCATAAAGCGTTCTCTTCTCTTAACCCAGTTAAGAACTGATTCGCTTCTGTCTCCGCCTTTGTAAGCTGTCCATTTATTAAAAGCATCGTTACCAGTAAATGAAGTAGGAGGATTACCACCGGTACCTGCTCTTCTCCAAATCTCTGGCCAGTTTTCTTTTAAGTCTTTTACATAAGCATGACCAGGAAATTGTTTATGTTGTGAGTTAGATAAACTTATTTTTTGGTTATCTCCACTTCTAGGAAAGTTAGTTAACTTTTCTGGAGCTTTACCCTCGTTTTCTGGTTTACTCATAACTTCTTCAAATTGTTCATGAGTAGCACAAGCCATGTAATAAGTTTGTCCATCTAGGTCGTACTCATGAGCACCTTCACATCCTAATATTTTAGCTCGTTCTTCTGCTTCTTTTCTAGTTTCATAAATTTCTGGTATAACTTCGGCTTTTTCTTCCGGACTGGACAACTCATCTCCTCGTTCGTACATTACTTCTGCTTCTTCCAAAGAGACTTTAAGTTCTTCAATTTTTCCACCTTTTTTATTATTAAGATAATCTTCTGCTTCTTTTCTTGTATCGAAGCATTTAATAATTTTCCCGTCTTCGTGTCCTACTACACAGTAAGAACCATTTGGCATTTCGGCAATATATTTTTCTTCACTCAAGTAATTAGGTGTTGGAAGAATTTCATCTTCTCTTTCTGTTTCTTGAGGAAATGTCGTGGTAGTCAATGTTGCTTTAGACTCATCGTCATTGTCATTTACCGTTGCAGGTTCGGACTCGTTGTCATTAAGAAGAGGGCTACCATCTTCTGTGACTTGAATCATATTCATAGGTCTTAGATAAACATCGTGTCTGTTATCTGCTTCAAGACCTACTACTTTTCTTGCTTCGCCAATTGTTACCCAACCCCCTTGAACAGCAGTATTCATGCGTTTATAGAGATTGTCTTTGTCAACAGCTAATGCTCGAACATTGTCAACATCAAATTCACAATATTCATTGTCATCACCGCCGAACTCTGGTCGTAACAATTGATGAGTCACTTCTTGCGCAACCATGCTCCACATTGGGACCATTTTTGACTCCGTAAAGAACTCTCTTAGTTCTTTAGTATTGCTGTATGTAGCTGAGTCAAGACCGGCACCAAGTCCTGCAAGAACAGCTGGAACGCCAAGAACGGCAGATACTCTTTCTTCCGGTATTCTTCTTAACTCTGCTAACTTCATTTGGTCTGGTGAGAAAGATACTATTTCAACATTCATAGCACCAGATAAGACCATAGGCGCACCTCTGTTCTTACCACCAAACTTTTGCTTATACATATCTGCAATAGCTTCAGCTTCGTCTCTCGTTGGACCACCCATAGCATCATCTCTTGGAGAGAGGATTACACCAGGGACAGCCATGTTGTGTAACAAAGCGGCAGTATATTGTCCTGCTGCTTCATCACCAGCAATTTCTCGTAAAACTGATTTTAGAGGAGCCATTCCTCTTCTCATATCATTTGGGTCAACAGCTTGTCTTAAGTGAAACATATCTTTTTTGTCAATTCTCACATTGTCTTGACCTTGAAGTCCACCCTGTGGTTGATAGTTGTAGTGTGTAATTAATTCATTCTGTGTACCCTTAGCTTCTACTAAATGAGGCATAAGGGGTACTAGCTCCACAACTTCACCTCTTGCGTTCCTATTCTTATATATAAAAGCGTCACCTGCTGCATTAATTGATGTAACAATATAGTTAGCAAGTAACTGCTGTGTCATATATGGATTTGGTCTTCTAAACAATCTAGCAAGTGGATGGTTCATATCTCTTGTATAATCTCCCTCGGAGTTTCTCTTAGAGACAAGTAATCCTGGTTCAGCAAACGATGTTGCTAAAACATTTAAACAAGCAACAACTGCTGAGTTACCAGTGCCGTCACCTATTTCTGCTATCTTTTTGTGGTCAAAGTACCCAGACTCGGTGTTATAACCGAATACAGCTTGATTTAAATATGAATATTCCTGTTGATTAACAGTAATGCCTTTTTGTTCTCTTCTTACTCTTGCATCAGTTGGTGCATTCAACCAGTCTAATGCTTTTGAAAATCTTGACTTATCTTCAGCCATTAATATGCGCTCCAGCTCTTTTTATCTTGTAGTAGTTGAACACCATACGACAAAGTATCGATAATATCATCATGAGCACCTGCTGGGAAAGTCATTATTTCTCTCTCTACTTCTGGTAGCCAGTGAGTATCTCTAAGTAAGAATACTTCTCCTGCTTCCATTCTCGCAGCTAGGGGTAAAGCTCTTGTAACTTTATCTTTATCCGTCTTAAGATTTCTAACTCGAATACCAGCTCGTTGCGCCATCTGGATTATCGTGGTTTGAAAACCTTGGCGTTCTATACCTACATATTGTAACTTATTTTTGTGAATTGCTCGTTTTATTGCAGGTATGATGTCTGGACCTTCCATTTTCTGTCGTACCATATCTAGTACTAAAAGCCTATTATCTGGGGTTTGTGCAAAACTAGTTATAACTGTGTAGTCAGAATCTTTATTTGTTGTAGTAGCTAAATCTACAACTCCGTATTTAGGTAAGGCATTTAAGTAATATTCTGAACCATCGACAATACATTTAAGATTACCTGCTGCGTCTGGAGCAATAATATAATAATTCATCCACTCGGGCTTTAACATACCTTGACCTGCGTCAACAAACTCTGCTAAATACTCTTGTGCAAAAACTATAGAGCCAACTTCTTTTCTAGCAGATTCTACTTCTTCGGGGTCAATCATAGGATTGTCAGTAGTAGAGAATCTAAATCGTTCCCAGTTCTCTGCTTCTTCTGCATTTTCCCATAAATCAAAAAACCAGTTATCTCTACCAATAGGTGTTGAAATAAATAAAGCAGAACCTTTACGCTCTGTAAGTGTAGGTCTAAGAACTTCTGCCCATACTTCGGGTTTTACGAATGCAGCCTCGTCCATAACTAGATAGTCAAGACCTTCACCACGAAGTCGTTGTGGATTATCAGCAGAACGAACAGCAATAGAACCCCCGTTAGCTAAATCAATTTGCATGTTTGCTAAAGATACATTCGGCTCTATCTCCCTAGGAAATGATTTTGCACTTGCAGCGATATCTCTCCAACCAACTCTAGCAATAGAGAATGTAGGAGCTACCCACCAAGCTCTACCACCCTTAAGAGCTACTTCCATACATAATTGGACACCAAGTCTTGTTTTACCAAATCGTCTACCAGCACATAGTATTTTCCAACGCGCTTCTGATTTAGCTACTTTAAGTTGTCCCTCATGTAAAGGAGGAAGTTTAGGAACATATTTATTAGTCATGAAGTTCTTTATACATAATTATTGGAGTGTGTTCACCTACATAGGCATTGATAACATTATAGTCAAGATGTGAGTAAGCCTCGCTATAAGCTTGGTCTTCCGTTATCTCTTCTTCTGCGTCTTCGTAGATACCATCAATAACTAAATCCAACATTGTATAAAAATCATAGATTGCTTTA